GCTTGCAAAGAAGCAGGATTAAAAGAAGTGCCTATAATTAAAGTAAGCGACCTTACTGAAGATGAGCAAAGGCAGTTTATAATCAAAGACAATGTAAGCGGTGGAGAATGGGATTGGGATATGATAGCTAATGAATGGGATGTTGAACAACTTGATGAGTGGGGATTAGACGTTCCTGTATTTCCTCAAATAGAATTAGAAGCAGAAGAGGATGACTTTGACACTACACCACCAGAAGAACCACTAACAGTATTGGGGGATTTATATGAGATTGGGAAGCATCGTTTGCTTTGTGGGGACAGTACGGATAGCGATCAAGTGGCTAAGCTGATGAATGAGGAGAAGGCTGACATGGTGTTTACTGATCCCCCGTGGAATGTAAACTATGGGGCGGTTGAAAAAGGCAATCCAATGGGATATAAGCCAAGAACTATTATGAATGATAGTATGTCTACTGATGACTTTAAGGATTTTATGGGTTCAGCATTTTCGATGATGGCTATGTATTCTAAAAAGGGCTGCCCTACTTATATTGTTATGTCTGCCCAAGAATGGGGTAATTTAATGCTGGCTTTGCATGAAAATGGATACCACTGGTCAAGCACTATTATTTGGAATAAGTCTCACTTAGTTATGTCTCGCAAAGACTACCATACAAAATATGAACCTATTTGGTATGGATGGCTTGATGGTGCGCCAAGACTATGTCCTGTCGAGGATAGAAAACAGTCCGATGTTTGGGATGTTGATAGACCAACAAAAAGTGAACTGCATCCAACAACAAAGCCTATTGCGTTGATTGATATTGCATTAAATAACAGTTCTAAAGTTGGAAACCTAATATTAGAGTTGTTTGCAGGATCAGGTTCAACAATGGTAGCAGCACACCAACTCAAACGAAAGTGTTACGGAATGGAATTAGATCCGAAGTACTGCGATGTAATAGTAAAGCGAATGTTATCACTTGATCCAAGTATAAGCGTAAAGAGAAACGGCAAGGATTGTAAAAAAGACTTTAAGTAATGGCATACGATAAAAATAAAATATTTGAACAAGCTAAAGAGGCTATAAAGAAGAACAACCTTTTTTTTATTGAGGACATTGTAGCTTTCTTGCCATGCAGTAAGCCGACATTTTATGAGTTCTTCCCGCTTGAATCTAACGAACTTAACGCCCTTAAAGATTTGTTGGATGACAACAAGGTGAAAACAAAATCATCCATTAGAGCGAAGCTATGGAAGTCAAGTAAGGCATCAGAGTTGCTAGCCCTTTACAGATTGATAGCAACACCTGAGGAACATAAGAAGTTAAATCAATCTTATATTGATCACACCTCAAAAGGGAAGGAGATTAACAGACCTGAATGGCTGACAACAAAGAAAGATTAAACCCTAACTATTTATACTTACGAGATAAGCTACCTGAACAAAGATGGGTATTCCTTCAAGGTGGCACTAGATCGGGTAAGACTTACTCTGTACTTCATTATCTTATAGCTTTGTGTTTAGACTATCCTAATGGCAAATTAGAGATAGATATAGTTCGTAATACCTTCAAGCTAGTTAAGTCAACTACATGGAAGGATATGCAGGACATATTAGAAGATATGAACCTCTATGATTTAAACCATCACAATAAGACAGACCATATCTATAACCTCAACGGTAATACGATTAACTATTACGGTGCAGATGATCCTGATAAAGCTCATGGACGCAAGAGAGATATTATCTTCTTGAATGAGTGCAATCAAATAGAAGAAGATACAATAGATCAAATAGAGCCAAGAACAACTTATCGTTTAATTGCCGACTATAACCCAGCTATTGGAGATGATCATTGGCTAGATAGATTCTTAGAGACATATCCGCCACTTAAAACAACGTACAGAGATAACCCATACTTAACACCTGACCAAGTTGCTAGTATTGAGAGCAGAAAAGATAAGCCGTATTGGTGGACTGTTTACGGTACAGGAGAAAGAGCAAAGAGAGAAGGTGTTATCTTCCCTAATTGGGAGTATGGAGAATTTGACACTTCATTGCCCTTTTACTATGGCTTAGACTTTGGATATAAGAATGACCCTGATGCTTGTGTTAAAGTAGCGATTGACGAAAAGCGAGAGATTATTTATGTAGATGAATTGTTCTATGATTACGGCAACACTATAAACGAGATAGCTAAAAGAGTAAAGGAATTACCCAAAGCTCCAATGGTAGCGGATTCGGCAGAGCAGAGATTGATTAATCATTTAGTAACCAAATCAGGGCAAGCGATAAGACCTGTTAAGAAGGGTCAAGGATCTGTCCTTCAAGGTATCAAGCTAATGGAGAACTATAAGATCGTAATAACTAAGCGTAGCTCTAATTTAAAGGTTGAGATGAATAATTACAGCTGGTCAGATAAATCAGCTACAGCCCCTATTGACGATTATAACCACGCTATTGATGCGATTAGATATGTAGTGTTCACGTATTGCAATAGAGCTTATCCAAAGCAAAATGTATCTAATACACTTAGTGCTAGAATTGCAAGAGGGGAGAGTTTAGGTAGTGAAGGAATTGAATGGTAGGTTAAAATAAATGTATTACCTTAGCCGAATTAAAACCAAAGACAATGAGCGAATACAAGAAAATACTTTCACATAAGGTTACATTAACTAAAGATGGAAGACAAAACATTGAATTTGAGATAGAGGGAGACAGTGAAAAAATACCTTCATACTTCATATATCCTGAAGAAATAACCCACGAGAGAACCTTTCTAACTCAGGCAAACATTTACAGGAACTTATTGACCGTTGTTCGTCTCAATGGAAAGTTGATTAATCTATACTATACTGACGAAAAATGGGACTGGTCAAAGGATTGCGTTGCAGCCCCACTTCCATACGATTACTTTAACCAAAAAAGAGTAGACATTGAGTGATTGCAAAAGCATTAAAGGGAATATAAAGAGCATAGAGCAAAAGATTAGGATATCCACAGAATTTGCGTTTATAGATCTAATCAACGAACTAGGGTATCGAGACAAAAAGCCTTGGGATGACTCTGAATCAGGAGGGTTGACTAATCTAATGAAGTTGGCTGAAAAACATACAGAAAGGATTATTGAAATAATTGAAAATTATCCAAGTAAAATATAGTACACAAATACTTACATATAAATAATTTGTGTATATTTGCGACTTAACGATTTAGAATTTCAATGCAATTAGTAAGAAATATAGGCTTTACCGCGATTACGGATAAAAACGTGATCAGGGGGTCTATTGACGATATGTAAGTAATTGCAATTAAGATAAAGTAGACCCTCAGAGAAATCTGGGGGTTTTTTGATTTTGGGATAGAGATATAAGTACCGACCATTACGATGCAATGCTAAGGCACTTGATGGACCACGAAGAAAACCCTATTGATGATGACCAGCAACTTCATTTAGCTAAGGTGGCTTGGAGAGCATTGGCAGGTTTGCAAGTTTATTTAGAATCAATTAAACGATCATGAGAGTAAGAATACCTGATAACACAACTGAATTAACATTAGAGCAATATCAGTTCTTAATGGGAAACTTAAACACTAATGTAGAGCGAGGCGAGTATATCATTAAGCACTTCTCTCAAGATAATGGCTTTTGTACTTATCTGATTCGGAATAGATATAATCGTAGAATTTTGAATTTTGCTCCGATCCCATTATTTATACGCTATTTTTTTAACATAATTCTTAAGCCATTCACAAAACGAGATCCCGATAAGTTTGATGATGACACTAAGTCGGCTGTGTTCTTAACTATGATGAAGTTGTTTGAGAATGAAGAAAGCTTTGAGCCTGAAAAGGAAATAGAAGGCTATCGCATACCAAGCGAATTACTTAAAATAAGAGTAGGGCATTTCATCGAGATAGTAAACGCTGAAATAGATCAAGTATCAATGGTCAACGCTGAGATACTAATGGGTTGTTTCTATCGAAAGGATTGGGATAAAGATTTTAGTGAAGAAGAGATACTAAGCACAGCAGAGTTCTTTCAAACAAGGCCATTAAGAGAAACAATAGGAGGTGTAATATTGATGGGTAGATTAATTCAGCGTTTAAGAGACACTTACCCTTTATTGTATGATGACAAAGTAAACGAAGAAGCAGAAATAGAAAAGACGGAGGATGAAGGTAGAAGGTTGTATGATATGCTTATGGGATTAGCAAATGGAGAAGCAACAAAAATGTTTAAGGCAAAATGTATGAGATTAGGAGATGCTTTTGTATATTTGGAGGAATTAAAGAAAGAAAAGATTAAAGAACGATTAAACGCTAAAAACAAAAACGGATGAAACTAACATTAACATATACAGATAATTTGAGACAGATAGGCAGTTAGATAAATACTTGATGAATTAAAATATAATTCGATATTTGCAAACAATTAATAAACATTAAACTAAAATTAAACAACAATGAAGAAATTAATGAAACACGAAGTTGGTGATTCAATCAACGGAACTTACAAGACTAATACACTAAGAGGTGTTACATACTACGAACTATTTAATGCACTTGGTCAACCAACATACGAGCATCCATCAGAAGATAATAAAACGCAGGTTGAGTGGGTTATTGAATGGAAGGATGAGGTATATACTATCTACGATTGGAAAACCTACGATAGAGAATACACTATCAACGAACTTAATACTTGGAGTATCGGCAGTAAAGTGCCATCATATGCATTTGAAGATGTTCTAATTAACTTAATCGACAAGGATGTAGTAGATAGAAAATAAGATTTTATTTTTTTGGTTAATTACAAAGGGCTATATTGATTTATAGCTCTTTTTTTATTCTTAACTTTGTATAAGTTAAATATTTTTCGTATGAAGTACCCTACTCATATAAATATGCAAAATCTTGGAGACGGCAACTATAAAGTAACCGACGATAAAGAGAATAGATATTTTATAGGAGAACTTGATGAGGCATTAGATTTTTACTCTGCTTGGAGTTTAGGGAAAGAGCCTTATGATGATATTGAGTACATTGTAGATATAGAAGGATTAGAGTTTGAATGTGATTTTGATATAGAAGAGGATGAAGATTAGCCCAAAGGAAATAATAGAAACAATAGAGAGTAAGATTACAACGGTTCTCTCGAATGAAATAGTTACCTACAATTACGTCTCTACTTTAGATCAAGTTGATATAGACGCTAAAAAGAACTTCCCTAGAGTTTACTTTAATTGGAGTTCTTCAGGAAGTTTAAACGAGAATAACAACACCGTAGTAATTACATTTATGTTCGTAGATGTAGCAGAGGGTAAAAGTGATAGTGTCAAAAGAGACTATGAGATCAAGTCGGATATGCTACAAGCTGCGAGTAAGTTTGTAGATAATTTGTCAAGAGAAGAACTATTGCCAGACTTTGAATATGCGGTTAGTTATGATCCATTAAGCGGTCGATACAACAATGGTCTATCTGGTATTCAATTCAGTTTAACATTTGCGATAAATCAACCTTGCTATAATATTTAGTGGAATTAGATAACACATATAAGGCATTAGAAGAATACTCAGATAGAGTAGTTGCGAGAGCAAGAAAGAATCTAAACACTACTGGCTTTGCTCATAGAGGACGCAAAATAAACGCTTCTAAGGAACTATCTAAAGGGCTAGGGTATAAGATATCAAAGAACAACAATGGATTAATAGCAGAGTACACAAGCAAGAAAGACTATGCACCATTTGTAGAAGAAGGTAGAAAGAAAGGTAAACGTCCTCCATTAGCACCAATTATCAAATGGATTAAGCAGAAAAAGATAAGGCTACAAAATAAGAAAAGCGGAGGCTTTATTAAGATGAGTGATACAAACATCAAAGGAGCTGCTTATACTATTGCGAGAAAGATAGGAAGAAAAGGAACAAAGGCTACTCACTTCTATGGCGATGCTATGGAGTATGAGTTCAAACAATTACCTCAGCCACTCGGAGAAGCATTAGTAAAAGATATGGAGAAAGTAATAGTAGATGCTTTCCAAAAGAATGATAATATTAAAGCAATGATTAAATAAAATGGCTTGTACGGTTACAATAAATAGCACTAATCCAACAAAGGGTACATATGGGGTATATAATTCCAATGCTGTATTTATAGAGAACGTATCAGGAAGTACGACTAACTTAAAATTTAGAGTAAGAATAACAGATGCAGATAGCACTCAATATACTTTAGATGTAGTGCCTAATGCCAATAATGACGCTATCATTGATCCGTTTATTAGGCTAAGAGATACTTACTTTAAAGGTAATTATAGTGGATTTGCGGAAGTAGTAAATGCAGAAGGATGGAATACGGTTCAAATAGAAGTAGGCGAAATAAGCGGAACGCCTGCAACTTTTCAAGGCTATGACACAGATGATACCATATACTTTCACAATGGCTATTCTAAAGACGTAGAACAGCAGAACGGATACAGAGAAAGTAACTGGTATAATAGCACTCCATTTCTACTTCCCAAGACAAAGAAAACGCTTTATTTGCAACTTAATGATTTAGAGATAATAAGTATTCCTAATCCTGTTAATGCAACGACTGGTGTTTATTTTGCAAATGATTTTGTAATAACTTATTATGATGCAAGCGGTGCGGTGTTGAGTACAACTACAATAGATCTTACAGCTCGTCCTGCATTTAGTGCGAATCCAACAGGATATTGGGAGTTTAATATGAATAGTGCTACTTTGCATAATGGCACAACAGCTTACGCTGAAGCGTATGTTGTTTATGAAACAGCAGAAGCGGAAATAGTAAATAGTGAAGTAATTACAATGTATCCACAATCATGTCAACCTAAGTACGATTACTTTAGATTGGCATGGGTTAATAGATATGGTGGATGGGAATTTCAGAACTATACAATGAGACGAAGTGAGAATATTCAAATCACTAGAGGTAAGAAAATCCTATCCGATGGTAATGATTATGCATCTACAACTTATGCAGGAATAAAAGATGTAAATAACCCCCAAATAACAGAGTTTGGTAAGTCTTATCAGAGACAACATACACTAAGGTCTAATTGGCTGACACAAGAAGAAATTGACTCATTGGAGGAATGCTTTACTTCTCCTAAAGTTATCATGCTTGATTCACTTGGATTTTTTGGAACATTAACACCTGTTATTGTAGAAGATAGCTCATATGAAATCAAGGATGTTAAACAAGGATTGAAAAAAGTAGAAGTAAGAGTATCAATAGCTAATAGACAGCCAACGCAATTACGATAGATGGATAGTATAATTTCACTAAGGCTAAGAGTAGACGGTACAGATTATATCGTCAATACATTTGAAAATACTACACTTCAAATAACGAGGTCTGTTCAATCTTTGGATTATATTACTTCAGATCAAAAGACGGTAACCGAGCAAACGTTTAGAGTTCCTTTAAATGGCGAATTAGTGGAGGCTTTAGGGGACCTTGCAGATCCTTCACAAGATGCTAATGTAGATTTAAGAAAAGCAATAAGCGGTTCAGTATTAGTAGATGGTTATCCTTTGTATGAGGGTACATTTCAAGTTGTATCTGTTGTTTTTGCTCCTAATAATAATGCAAGAGAAGTAGAGCTGTTGTTTAAAGGGAATGAGAGCTCATTAAAAGCAGAGCTGGATGTAATACCTTTAAGAGATGCTTTTGATGGAGAAACGATACCTTATGATGTTGACGAAATTGCGAGCTACTATAATGCGCCTTCAACCTATATAACGAGCAATGGCTACACATGGGACTTGATAGACTGGGGACAAAACTTAGTGGTAGGCACAGCAGGAGCAGGGGAAGTATCAATAAATGATTCTTCTAATCCTTTAAGTCAATTAAACTTCAAGCCTAGTGTGACGGTTCAAAAGATGCTAGACCAAATAGAAACTACGACAGGTTATTTTATATCTGTTGATTCTAGCTTTAGTGAAATAGAGAATCACATTATGCCGCTTCACAATAACAAAAGCAATATACCTATCCTAGATACTAGCCCTAATGATTATACGGGTTATATGAATAGAACGAATACACTTGCTTATACCGCTAATAACGATACTACAACATCTCCCCAGTTGATGAACTTTAATCAAGCTGTAAACTATAATCAAACAGTATTCAATGTAGGTGCAGGATTTGATCGTTATACTTGTCCAACAGGTGTAAATGGTACTTTTAACTTCAGACTAGATTATGAATTTGACATTACTGAATCAGGGTTAGCATCGAGCGCAAGTGGGGAGGTAAGACTATATCTATATAAAAATGGTGTTGCTGTTGGTGGAGCTATAACTAATAATTATGCCCTATTGGCAGGGGGGTCCGCTAATGTAGAGGGCAGTTATTCATTTTCTCTTAACCTAAATGCAACAGACTACATAGATTTTAGATTGGTATTTTACCAACTTTCAATTCCTACTGATCCTTCCTACACAATAACTTATACTCAAACAGCGGCAAGTCAATTAGTATGTACTTCATCGCCTGCTTATACAAGCTCTTCTAATGTCAGAGTGCCTGAAAATATAGATGAGGATTTGACGTGCTGGGATATTGTATCAGATATTATTAAACGTTGTAATGGTATTCTAGTTAAAACAGATTCTAGCACTTATTCGATAGTGCCTTGGGCTACTTGGATAGATGATAATGCAGATATAATTAATTTAAATGGTAGGCTGTTAAAAGATGGTGCTATACAAATTGAGCCAACAGGAGCAACAGGAGCAAAGTCTATTAGATTCACATATCCTGAAAGTGATCTATTCTATAACCAAAAGTTTAGAGAACTACAAGCTCAAGAATACGGGGAGCTATTAATAGCGGACACGGGTAGCGATTTCACTACAAAAGAATACGTATTAGAAAGTAGGTTCGTTAATCCTGTTCCTGTTCCTATGGAGGATTCCCCAATTACAATTATAAGAGTAATAGATGAGGATGGTGTGCTAATAGAGACGAAGCCTATGCTTATACCTAGATCAAACTATTCAAGGTATCAAAGAATAGAAATGCAAGATGTATATGGCGGTACTGCTTATTCTTATGACTTTATACCTGCTACAAACCATTGGTATGATTCTCAAAATGGTGGCTTCACAGAAAAGGATATGAATTTTGGAACGTCTTTGACTTTCTTTGCAGGAGCTGGTTATCCAAACAATACACTATACGAGAGATTTTGGAGAAGATACATTAGAGAGACTTATGGCGAAGATTCGAGAAAGCTAAAGATGCAAGTTAGTATTACCCCTATTGAATTTCAAACATGGTTACTAAATGAGAATCTATTATACAAGGGAAGTTATTTTAGATTTAATTCAATAGATAACTTTAATCTAAACAAAAGAGAGCCATGTAGTGTAGAAATCGTAAAGAGATTAACGCTTTTAAATTCTGACATTGCACCTTATTATCCTTATAATGTTTTATTGGGTGTAGTTCAATGGAAGGATAGTTCAGACAATTCAGATGTAGGAGATGGCAGTACAGAGCCAATAGCAGACATAGAGACTAGCTGCAGGGCTTATGGGTTCTTCTATGATGATACAAATGCAAGTGGAGGAACAGGAGCAATAGGAATACAAGTAGGACAAATTTTACCAATAAACTAATGGCTACAATACTAGAAATAGAAACCAAAATAAATACCACAGATGCCGTTACGGCTATCCAAAAACTTGAGGATAGAATTAAGAAACTAGAGAAGATCCAAGAAGATTCCGTAAAA